AGCTTTCTGAAAACCTGGATTCTTTGCAGTCTTTGACAATGTGCGGATAATATCAGCCACGGTAATGTATCCATCATCATTTGTATCGAGAATCTTATTCTCTGCGTATGCAGCTCTTTGTCGAGGATCCTTTGAAAATTTGCTCACTATTACAACACCACGATTTGCATATGGATCACTTCCGTGCCACCTATATAATGTCGCCGGGAAAAAGTTAGCGTGGTAGTATTGCGCGGCGGACTTGAATGGTTCTCCATGCATAATCTGGCTTTTACCCTCGATATATTTCTTGACCCAATCTAATTGTTCCTCGGCTGGCTTTTGTCGGAAATTATTCACCTCATCAGCATCTGCGCCCATTCCTTTCAATGTGGATGGCATAAACTGAATTAGACCTTGAGCATTTCCGTTAGGATTTACGGCCGCAGGGTTGAGTCCTGCGCTCTCAAAAAACATCACCAAAAGCAAATCTCTCGGATTCATTCCGAGATCTTGGCTAATAGAATTCAGCTTTGAATAGAACGATTCGCCGAGTTGCACCATTTCATTCAACCTGGAAGTTTTTCTGTATGGTTCTAATCGATAGTGTGCCTGAGAACGCTGACAATCTACACCATATTTTCATCTTCACAATTCCCTTGAGTTTGCGATCAATAGATGGCAAGTTTACATAGGAGTAAATCTCAAGATAACGATCACGAGGATTATGCGGATCTTCTGTTTTAGCACTTGTTAGGACGATTCCACGAACAATCGCAAGCTTCAATTCGGTGAGAATTTTCTGTTCGAGATGACTACCAAAATCTGATACATTGAAGTTCAGGTCAAAGAGCCGCTTGATGAACATATTGGAAATGTGGGCTGCGGCAGCTGGGGTAATCCTGATTTTATCCGCGGTGATGTTCTTGAGGAAAGGGATAGAGAAATACTTTTGATTGACCGTGCCCTCGGGGATGCCGTGATCGACGGGGACGCTGCGAGCGGGTGGGGGCGTCAGTGCAAGAGGATCTGCAATTGCGGGAGCTGATGGCTTTACGGCTTTATCTTCTTTGACGGTCTTCTTCTCAGTCTTGCCAAAGAGAGCATAATTATCGTCTATCACACCTTCAGCAATTGCAATTAGCTTGAGAGCATCGTTTTCGTTGTGCTCCTCAACAATTGCTGCGTATTTTAGCATTGCGTCAACAATTGACTGGATACTATTTGAGCTTGCAAGTTTTTCAAGCCGCTCAATAAATTTAGAGTGGCTGAGTTTTGTTTCTGTTTTGATACCGGGCTTTGGAGCAACCGAATCTGGGGAGATGTTTGGAACACCGGTCTCATCTTCTCCGCCATTGAGACGCTCTAATTCATTCAGCGCGTTATGTTTCGCATCATTTGGAACATCTGGAGCTTTAGGCTCGTTTCTTGAATCAAGATCTTGCAAGACTCTTCCGCGCTCTTTTGCATCAGGGAAACCATTTGGAGCTTGCGGTGTTTGATCGGGAATTGCGCGAATGCGATCTGCCTGCTGTTCGAGAGCTTTAGCCTTGTCTTCTTCGTTCTGACGAAGTTGCTCTTCGTGCTTTTCTTTTAGCGGCAAGATATTTGAGTTGTAATACTTGACAAACAACTTATGATAGTTGGCAAACTTGCGAATAAAATCGGTCGCAAAACCAATATAGTCCTCGGCATTGCGAGTAGCAAGAGCAGTGGCAAGTTTGCGAAACAATGACATCATATAGGACGAGAAATCCTCGGTCTTGTCAACCATTGCATTCGATTCGTTTTTTAGTTGCTTGAGAAAACCAACCGAAAAACGCTTTTCGAGCGCCCGCATAGCTATTGACCGACTATTGGTCAGATTCTGAGCCATATCGCTCATTGGTAGAGATAGAAAATCTGACAAACTCGCAATCTTCTTTAGCGAATCGGAAATCGCTCGGGCTTCGGCCGTTGATAGTGGCTCTTGAGTTAGACTTTTCTCGGGATCATAGCCAAAGAGTTTCTCTTTGTATTCATCATCGAATTGATCGAGTATAAACTTGTAGTGCTTTAGATTGACTTTGCTTTTGCACTGTTCGAGATCGAAAGCTATTTGACGACATCGTTCGTGAAACGCAGAAATGTTGAGAGCCGCGGATAGATAATCACGACGATTGACAAGAGTTCTTGACCACTTGACAATATTACGAATGCCAGATGCTTGATTGCGAATCTTCTCATCAGTAGAACGCAAATTATCCATCATCTGAGCAAACTCAGGATTTATTGACTCAAGGACTTTTCCACTGAGATTAGTTTTCTCTCTGAGTTTATTTAGCCACGAGCGTTCTTGTGCCGTTTTACGCATACCTATACTCCGTATGTAGATACGGGAATATTATACGGATGGCGGCGGGGGAGGGGGCGGGGGTGAGCTGCCGCCAGGTGGCGGGGGAGGTGCACCAAGATCGGGCGTGCCTCCGCCCCCTCCACCGCCAAGTCCCGGTAGACTCATTGCGCCGCCTGCTCCTCCTGGCAGACCCGCTCCTCCTGCGGCTCCTCCGGCAGGATCCGCATACGGACTATCAGCAGGCACGGCATCATCTAAAATGTCGGGAATATCATCGCTTTCGCTCAATGCCCTCAATTCCGTCAATGGCATTCGCCCAAGAGTCGCCAATTCCTTTGTGCGAATAGCTTCTGCAATGTCTTCCTTTCGAATCTTTCTGCGTTCTTCGTCATAATCAAGACCAAGAGAACGATAGAGAGATTGCTGACTAACTTTCTTTTGATCGCCGGAAAGCTGAACAAGAACATTGATGAAATCCATACTTTCGAACAGGGTCATATAGTTCCAGTCTACTTCTGGAATGATGAGCTTTTTGATACCATCTTCGTAGTCATAGAAGTCATTCAGTTTTGCGATTGGGGCGAAAATCTTGTTCTTGAGCCAAGCTGCCATCATATTACGAAATTGCATATAGCGCTGACGAAGAACATCGAGAGAAACGCCTCCGTTTGCATAAGTAATATCGCCTCCGCCATCCATTAGAACAGATGGCACCATTAGACCCATATACACTTCCTTGATGAGTTGAGTGATGTCGCCTGAAATATCTACGATAGCTGAATTCCAACCAACTCGTTCGACCGAGACTCCATCGTGAGTAAAGAGCTTGAAGTTCTTGTCGAATTCTGCTTGTTCGAATTGTTCTCGGTAGCTTTCGAGAACATCCATCGTTGGTTTGAATCCATCTTGACCGGCTCCACCTACTTTGACGATGGTCATTGGGGTAATCATTGATTGGGCTTGAACGAATTTGCTGTTGCCCTGAACTGAAACCTTACCGTTTCGACGAGAGATTAGAAGACCGGTGGGCACTTCGAAACACCATACAGGTGCATTGTAATCAACTTGGGAAACCGAGGCTCCACCGCCATTTCCTTGTTTATTTCGTGTACCAGTATAGACTATTGGCTCTACACCATAGTGAGTATTTGACCATAGGACACGATATTCTCGCAAGTGGCGTTTACCAAGTCCATCATTAAAATCTCGCTCATAGACGCCAATGTTAGGAACATATCCACATCTATATGCAAGCTCATATACATCATCGCATAACTGTTTTGATATGGTTGTATATTGAACTGACTTACTTGTATCGTTATACTTGCTTTTGCTCTCACACCCATCACCCTTCACAAGTGCTTCGAGGAGAATTTTCATTAGTGAGATATCGAGATCGAATACAAATCTTGGTAGGTGCTTGTTTATTGACTTAGTATTTCCGTTTACACCTATAGCATTTTTGAAGTATCCACTGATATCTTTTCCGTGAATTCTCCCTTCCCACATTTCTGATGTGGATAGCCCACATAGTTTATTGGGTGGTTGTATATATGTTTCGGTATATAGGCTCTTTCCACACATATTTGCGAACTTGAGTAATGAATACTGCATATCTTCTATACAATCGCTATTGGTTTTTTGACTCATAGATATGAATGCATCGTATCGACCATACTCAAAATTTTCGTACACACATCCTTCTGATGCAAGGTATCCAAGCACTTTGAGATATGTTTCCGTTTCCACGGCATGACCACATACATCAATGGTTTCTGGGTTATTGATCTGCACTTTTCCAAAATCTACTTCGCTCTTGAACTTGTAGTGTTTCTTCTTGTCGAGAATTTGTGCCGCAGGAATCTTCTTGTATTCTCCCCACTTGCCGTTTGTCTTCTCTTTTACCCAGATATTGTGATTTGGGGATACGAGTGTGTCTACTTTATCTCCCTTGAAGTGAAACATCTTGCCATTGTATTGACTCATATGTAATTCGAGTGGTTTATGAAACTCTACCTCGTTATTTTCATTGACGCAGGCTACCTTGAAATCATCCCTGAGACGAATTACGGAAGTTTTTTGGTCGTGATCTTCCGCGAGTCCAGCTATTAGATTTGGATTGTGAACAAGATCGGTAGATGACTCCAAAAGTTCGTAAATTGTCTTGAATCCTTGATCAGTTAGAACCTCTGTATCATCGGAAAAACACTCCCTGAGCTGGTCAAACAAACACAGTTGACGAAAACAACTCACCGCCAGCCCCGTCCCACGCACTTCATACGGGCTAATTCTTCGTGCAATATGTGATACATAAAAGCTATCAAGCGGAATATTCTCGCCTCGTTTGATATGTTCTACGATAGTAGGATTCAACTGAGCCTTCTGCTCCAGATCTGCCGGACGATTAGAGAAAACAATTCGACGCAAGTTCTCATCGGGTCGCATCATTATGATTGGTTCACTTGCAAGCACGCTTCGCTTTACAACCATGTAATCGGGATTTTGAACAACAAGACGACTCCATTTTGCTTGGGCTTCGTCCAGTTCCGCGTAAATAAATGCCTCTCCAAGTAGCCAATATTCCTGAGCTACTTGCACACAAACATTCATCAGGTCAATCTCCTCAATCATAGTATTGAAGAACTGCTCCACTTTCTTGTTTGGGCACTTGATATTGAGTTTGCTAATGGGATATGTAGAGTGAAGATTGATAGCGTTATGAACGATTGGATTGAGCGCGTAGAAAGAGCGATTCCAAGCATTGATTGTGGCTCGATCGCGTGGGAGATTTAGGTTTGAATTTAGCCATAGAGGCGAATAGACCTCAGGCATTTGTCGCACTGTATTT